AGAATCGTCTGTGATGGTGAGTGGGGCGTGGCTGAGGGGCTTGTAGTCGAAGGTTACAGCGTTCTTGATTTTGATATGCAGGATACGATTAAGCGAGTAGGTGAAACTGCTGCAGGTCTTGACTTTGGTTTCACGCACGACCCGACTACTTTTCCTCGATTGGCTGTTGATCTGGATAAAAAAGAGCTGTGGATTTATGCAGAGCATTATGAGCACGCTATGACCACAGAAGACATTTACCAGATGATTGCTAAGAGCGACATGCTAAACGCTGAAATCACAGCAGACAGTGCAGAGCAACGTTTGATAGCGGAGTTGAGATCTAAAGGCGTGAGGAGAATACAAGCATCTGTTAAAGGGAAAGGTTCGATCAACGCTGGTATAGACTTTATGAAGCAATTCAAAATCTATATCCACCCGTCTTGTGAGAAAACGATAGAAGAATTTGATACTTATATTTATAAGCAAGACAAAGACGGTAATTGGTTGAACGAGCCAATCGATGCGAATAACCACGTAATTGATGCAATCCGATATGCTTTAGAGAAATATCACATCGAAAGAAAATCAACACAAGATCGCATGAAGAATGCGTCTTATTACTTCAGGAGGTAAGATTGGAAGTTAAATTTTTAAACGGCACACGTTTTGACAGTAGATCAAACGAACAATTTATGATGATGACGGAAGACTTTGAAGTCATCGAATACGGTTCTGATAACTGGATCGAGCAGTTAAAACGCTACGTGAACCGTCATAAATCAGAACAACAGCCACGGTTAAAAGAGTTGAAGCGTTATTACAAAGGCGATAACAATATCAAGTATCGACCTGCTAAAACAGATGAGACTGCGGCAGACAATCGCATTTCCAGTGACTTTGCTAAGTACATTACGATTTTTGAGCAAGGTTACATGTTGGGAAATCCAGTCGAGTATAAGAACGAGAATAAAACAATTCTTGAGCATATCAAGGATTTTTCAGCCAAAAACAACGAGAAGAAACATAACTCCTCGATCAAGAAAGACTTGTGTGTGTATGGCCGTGCTTATGAACTTTTGACTGTAACGAATCGAGATAGCAAGGCTTGGGTTAAGCTGTACAAGTTAAAACCAGAAGAGACTTTTGTCATTTATGACGATACATACGAGCAAAACTCGCTGATGGCTGTAAATTACTACGATGTTGATTATGGAGACAGCAAACGCAAGACGATCATCAAAGTCTATACTGCGGATCGCATCTACAGCTACGAGTGGAAGTCTACGAATAGCGATAAAATGGCGCTCAAAGATGAGCAAGAGCATTACTTCAAAGCTGTGCCAGTCAATGAGTACAGCAATAACGAGGAGCGTTTAGGCTCTTACGAATCTGTGCTGGATAACATAGATGCTTACGACTTATCACAGTCTGAGCTTGCAAATTTCCAGCAAAATAGTAACGATGCCATTTTGATGATTAAGGGGAATCCGTACACAGGCGCAGAAGAAAATGACTTTTTGGAAGATGGACGAATCAATCCCAATGGTCGGCTGTATGTGTCGCAGGCTTACAAGAAGGCTCAAGTCCTTATTTTGGATGACAATCCAAATCCGGGCGGAACTAATCCAGACGCGAGTTACTTAATCAAACAGTACGATAGTAACGGAGCAGAAGCGTACAAGCAGCGTTTAGTCAACGATATTTTGCGTTTTACTTTTACGCCTGACACGCTTGATAACAGCTTTGCTGGTACGCAGTCTGGCGAGTCGATGAAGTATAAACTCATGGCCAGCGACAACTACAGAGAGCAACAAGAAGACTTATTTGAAGCGGGTCTTATGCGTCGCTTGCGCTTGGCTGTGAACATCTGGACAATCCAAGGCAATGAAAATACAGCTTACGAACTCATCAACGAAACTTCTGTGGTCTTTAGTCCGAATGTTCCGCAAAATGAAAAAGAAATCGTTGAGATGATTAAGTCATTGTACGGAATTGTCAGCGACCAGACTGTTTTCGAATTGTTGAATCAAGTGACGGGTGTAGATGCTGCAGATGAGCTAGAACGTTTGAAGGAGCAAGAAGCCTTAGAACAGCCTGAACCACGGCTAGATCCAGTAGATGAGGTGGTCGATGATGAGCAAGAAGCCGAACAAAAACCATCTTGATTATTGGTCAGGTCGCTCGGATGAAATTTTTCGTTATCTAGACCGAAAAGATATTGATTTTTTTGGAGAATTAAACAAGGTCTATCAAGAGCAAGCTAATGAAATGCAAAAAGCCTTTTATGACTTTGTCAGCAAGTATTCCGAAAATGGATCTATGAGCTATCAGGAGGCGCTACAGCACTTGAAAGGCACCGACCTGTCAGATTATCGGGAGAACGCCAGAAAGTATCGTGAGCAGGCTGAGAAAGACCCAGAATTGCTTAAGAGGCTGAATGAACAATATGCATCATCTAGAGCAACAAGATTAGATGCTCTGCAAATAGATATGTTCTTTCGTGCAGGAGTCGCTAGAGGTCTTATTGCTGAGAAATTCGAAAGTTACTTGCAGAAGATGGCTGTGATGAGCTACAAGAAGGCTATGAGTGGTCGGGTTGGGTCAATTAACGAGCCAGCACTAAAAGAGTTGGTAAAAACTCCATTCAACGGCTACAACTACAGTCAGCAATTGTGGGGCAATACAGACAATCTAGTAAAGGATTTGAAAAAAGTCCTGAAGGCTGGTTTTGTACGCGGAGAACACCCCAGAACAATGGCTAGAGATTTAGCGCAAAAATACAAAGTAGCCAACAGTCGAGCCGAAACGCTTGTTAGGACAGATGGAACTATGATTGTCAATCGCTCTGCTATCCAGAGATACAAGGATGCGGGGTTGAAATACTATCGAATATTGGTTCATTTGGACAATAGGACGACTGAAATCTGCAAAAGAATTCACGCAGAAGACAAGCGATATTTGATTGATGAAATGCAGGCAGGAGTGAATGCCCCTCCGTTCCATTTTAATTGTCGGTCTGGTGTGATGCCAGACGAAGAAGAATTGAATGGAAGTGTTGAAAATAATTCGGATGAGGTGTATAATCTAAGTAAGAGGGACGGAACGGCTGAATATTACAGCGAGCGCCTTTTGGACCGAATTTCAAAGATAGAGCAAAAGATTACAAGCGATATGCAACGTATTGCAGGTAAGAACGAACTGGCAGGTCTTGAATTCCGAAAGAAAACAGCTGAGTCGTTAGCTCGTAAAATCACAACAGATAGTCAGATTGAAAATATAAGTTTATCAAAGGCTGCAAGTAAAATTAACGATGCTTTGCGATATACAACTATTTTTGATCCTGATACTTTTGAGAAAGAGTACCAGGAGATGGCCCAACGTCTCATTGAAGGCGGGTATAAAATTGTAAAAGTAAAGAATACTTGGCTGATGAATGGGCCGTACAAAGGCGTGAATACAGTCCTTGAAAAGGATGGTATCAACTTTGAGATGCAGTATCATACTCAGGAAAGTTTTGGCTTAAAAAATGGTCCATTGCATGAACTTTATGAAAAATATCGTGACGCAAGCACGTCCGATCAAGATCGCATGAAATTATTTAAGAAAATGCTTGATTTGAACAAAGGACTCGATATTCCTAGAAATATAGAAAGGGTGAAGTGATATGGAAAATATTAAATACTATCAAACAACAACGGATAATCCTCAAACGCTTCGTTTAATTGATGGTGTCATGCAAGTTTTTGATATCGAAAAAAAGTGGGTTGACAGTATTGATTGGTTTAATAAAATCTTTTTCAACGACTTCACTGATTTTAAAGAAATTTCGGAAAACGAAGCCTTTGCATATATTGGGAAAATAGTAGCGGCGTAACTTAAGCACTTAGAATAATCTAGGTGCTTTTCTTATGCTCAGAAAGGAGATAAAATGTTTATTTGGAATTTAGTATCTATCACAGCAGGCGTTATCGTACTGATTATATTATTAATTTTCGGTTATGCAGCTATCGATGGATTAATCAGAGGTATTAAAGAGTCAATTGCTAAATCCAGGAGGTGATCCAACATCTTGACTGGCAGGAACAGACTGCTATAAATTGTTATAAATTACTATAAACCGTGTCGGATTCGATGCGGTTTTTATGTTGTCCAAACTTTGCTGAAGACTTTAAAAGCTGTACTGTTTCGTCGCCGGACGTAAAACGAGACTATCGAGTGGCGACGTAATCGCTGGAGGACAATTATGTCAGAAGAAATCAACGGAACTACTACAACTGTGGATCAAACTGAGACCGTCGACACTCAAAATGAGAAAACAGTAGATGTAGAGTCAAATGCAGATAGCGATAAGCATGGACGTACTTTTACCCGTGCTGAAATGGGCAAGATGTTAGCTGCTGAACGTACAAAGTGGGAAGCTGAACAAGCTACAGCTCTTGAACAAGCTAAAAGTGAAGGCGAACGACTAGCCAAGCTAACCAAAGATGAACGCGCTAGAGAAGAAGAAGCGAAACGAATCGCTGAATTAGAAAAGCGCGAGCAGGATATAGCTGAACGTGAAATGAAACTAGCGACACAATCGCTCTTAGCAGACGAAGGGTTGCCACAAGAGTTTTTAGATCATGTGTTGGCTCCAACTGCTGAAGAGGTGAAGGCTAAAATCACAGCTTTGCGTGATGTATTTGATAGTGAAGTTGAAAAGCGCGTAAACGAACGACTGGTTCATAGTGCGCCTCGTCGTGGTACTACTACAGGAATCACGAAAGAACAAATTATGGCAATTGAAGATACTGACAAGCGTCAGGCTGCAATTGCTGAAAATATTAATCTTTTTAGAAAGGGCTAGAATATGGCTGAACAAAAACTAACTACTATGGCTAACTTGGGCGAAATTAAGTCTATTGATTTTGTCAACAAGTTTTCCAAAAACATCAACGATTTACTGACTCTTTTGGGAGTAACCCGTCGTCAAGAACTTACAAACGACCTTAAAATCCAGACTTACAAATGGACTGCTGATGTAAATGCGACAAATCCGGGCGAAGGTGAAGACATTCCGCTTTCTCAAATGGTACGCGCTAAAGCGGACGCTTACGAAGTAGCGTGGTTCAAGAAACGTCGTTCTGTATCTGCAGAAGCAATTGCTCGTCATGGAGCTTCCATTGCTATCACAGAAGCCGATACACGTTTGATGCGCGAAATTCAAAACGGAATCAAAGAACAATTCTTCACTTTCTTGAAAGCTAACCCGACTAAGAATAAGGGTAAAGGCTTGCAAGGTGCACTTGCTCAAGCATGGGCAAAAATCGCAACCTTTAACGAATTTGAAGGATCTCCAATCGTTACTTTTGTGAACCCGGTTGATGCTGCTGAATACCTTGGAAACGCTGGTGTAGGCGCTGATGCTTCTAATGTATTCGGTATGACTTTGCTCAAGAATTTCTTGGGTATGCAAAACGTCATCGTCATGAACGGCGTACCAGAAGGTAAAATCTACACAACAGCAATCGAAAACCTTGTGTTTGCTAACTTGAATGTAGCTTCTGGAGACCTAGGTGGATTGTTCGCGGACTTTACAGATGAAACTGGTTTGATTGCAGTTGCTCGCGACCGTGCTTTGAAAAACCTCACTTACGAATCTGTATTCTTCGGTGCTAACGTACTCTTTGCAGAGATCCCTCAAGGTGTCGTAGAGACTACTATCGAAAAACCAGCACCAGTACCTGGAGGTTAGTAAATGACGGCGATTGATACAAATGAGATTTTGAAAGAAATCAAATTATTAAAAGGGGTAAGCGATACTGCGCAGGATGACTTGCTGAATTTGACCATCAAAGAAAGCGTTGAGCGCATCCTTGCCTTTGTCAATCGCTACTCTGAAACATCAATTACGGAAATTCCAAACAATGCAGCATACATCGTTCGAGATGTGGCTATCAAACGATTTAACAAGCTGAACTCTGAAGGCGCTAAGGCAGATAGCGAGGAAGGAAGGACTTTTACATGGGAAGACAGTTATTTGTCTGAAGATGATAAGCAAACCCTTATTTCTTTAGCTACAAAAAGGCAAGCCAGAGGAATTGCTCGTTTTATCTAGCAAGGAGGTAGCGATGTGATTTACAATGACAGAGTCATTTTAATTAAAGGAACCACTCCTAAAGACGAGCTAGAAGACGACGTTACAACAGAACAAATTGGTCCGTTGCCTTGCCAACGTGGGACGTTAACCAACAATGAACAGATGGGAATCTTTGGAAAATACAATCTAGACAGTTTTAAGTTGCATTTACAAGGTATTCATCAAGATTTCTCAGAAGTCATTTATAACGGCAAGCGACGAGTCATCAAAGGCAAGAAACACCATAGAAATAGCACGGTGATTTATCTATGAGTCTTAGCTACAAGGTAAAAGGGCTAGATAAATTTATTAGGTCTGCAGAAAATAAAGGACGACGAGCTAGTTCGGTGGTTGACAAAGAGCTCAACAGGTCAAGTCTCAGAGTTGAACGCTCTGCTAAGAAAGGTGCTCCTTGGGACACAGGGTGGCTCAGCGAGAACATATATAGCTCAAAAGCCTCTCGTTTGGGTTATAAAGTCATATCTCCTGCCGAATATTCTGTTTATGTCGAACTCGGAACTCGCAAGATGATAGCCCAACCGTTCATGGAACCAGCATTGAAAGAGGAACATCCTAAATTGATGAATAACCTTAACAAAATGTTTAGAAAGTAGGTGGTCATGGATTCACCAACAACTAAATTGTTAAAAGATTTAAGAAAGCGATTGGAACCCTTGGGTCTTCCAATCCATTTTAAGCTACCCGGCGCGTCCGTGACTGAGCCGTTTCTTGTTGTGGGTGGAATTATATCTGACACATCAAAAACGGCGCAGACGGGGTTCATAATCGAAGACAGCACTGTTCAAATTGATATATATCTTCCTGGAAACAAGAGCAGGGGCTATGCAGAAAATATCAAATCTCAAGCTATCCGGCTATTAGGCCGTAGCACACGGACAACATCAAGTATATTGATGGACAACTCAATCGGTCGAGAGGTCTATCATATCGTAATTAAAATGACCGAAACTATACTTTAATCAAGGAGGTCCTAAATGGCTGAAAAAGGACAAGTAAAGATTACTACAGCTAAACCTATTGTTGGTAAAAAAGTATTTTACTTTATTCAATCAATCCACGCTGAAAAAGGCGATGGAGCTCTCTTGCCTGCGTACCGTACAGACGGAACTACAACGCTTGGCGGAGAATATCAAGACGAACAAACTCAACAAGGACGTTTGCTTGAGAAATCAAGTGATGAACACTCAATCGAATTGACTCAATACTTCGCACCAATGGATCCGTCAGTAAAAGTAATTTTGGACGCACAAGCGACAGGCGAATCAATCAAGATTTGGCGCGTCGTTGTTGACGAAAGTGTCAAAACTCAAATCGGTGAAGATCCAAATAAAAAGGATGCTTATCCTGCTAAGTTTGGATACGCTAAAATTACTGATGATGTCGAATTTAACGACGGAGTAGAAGAGTTTGTTGAGTTATCATATACTGCTGGCGTTGTAGGGCGGCTGCAAGATGGTAAATTCCCGCTTTCTGCTGAGGAATTGGCTGTGTTGAACAATATCTACGCTTACCAAAACCCAGGCGAAACAACAGGCGACTACGACAACATCCAACGCTAAATTTTAGAAAGGTGGCTGTCATAGGTCGCCTTTTTATTTTGTATAAAAGGAGAAAAATCATATATGGAAATTAAACTCGGCAATAAAGTTATCGAAATTAAATTTGATTACCGTTTAATGTTTAAAATCGACAAAGAAATGGCAACAAAGGATGAGAATGGCCAATCTTCAGGAAACGGAGTTGGAGCCCTCTTCTTCAAGATTGTGAACCGTGATGACCAAGGTATTGTTGACTTGATCCAATTTTGCGGGAGCAAAAAAGGAAAGGCGGTAACTGAGGATGAGGCGTTATCAGCAATCGAGGATTACTTCGAGAACGCAGAGTCAGATGATCCGCAAGAAGAACTGTTTAAAGAAATTGAAACAGAGATGGTACAATCAGGTTTTTTCAAGAAGAAGATTTTGAAATATATCGAAAACATGAAGTTAGGGAAGGAATTGGCAGAGAGTCAAGCCAAAGACAACGACCCGACAGCAATCGCGCAGGTCAAAGCGATTTCCGAAATTATTGGAAAGATGGAAAGCGTAGTGTCTTAACAGAATGTGCAAAACTTGGTCTCACGGACCAAGAAACGATTTTAAATTGCAACAAGTGGGAGTTAGAAGCGATTCAGGAAGGTCTTTATTACAAACAAATCGAGTTTCGAGAAGCTTTATCTGGTTTAGCGATCGAAATGCGTTACGCACTAAATGCTAAGAAGATGGATGCTAAAAAGCTTAGCAAGAAGAAGGATAAAGAAACTATTCGAAGAGCTTTCAATAAACCCACAAAGCAAGAAATCAAGAACAAAGGTGAATTCGTGGCTATGCTTGAGAGAGCTAGCCAGATGTTTGCCAAAAGAAATTAAGTAGCAAAGGAGGTGGATGCATGTCTTACGATGGTTCAATTTTTGCCTATATTGGCGCAGATACTAAAGACTACGAAAAAGCTATGAACGATGTTATAGCCACTACTAAAAAAGCCTTTGACGACGCTCAAAAGGCTGCAGTCAATAGCTCTAATCAGATGATTCAAAAAATCGGTCAACTGATGAATGAATTAGCGAGTAATACTGGTAGTATCGGTAGCAAAATCGGACAAGGGCTAAAAGGTGGGCTAAATATCGCGCTTGGTGAAATACAGCGTATTGCATCCAATATCGGACAACGTTTGCCCGAACCCATACAGGCTGGGTTGAATAAAATTGGCCAAGGGTTCGCTAGTCTTGGGGCTAAAATTTCTGGAGCACTATCTCCAATCACAAACAAAGTTTCATCTATAGGCAATGCGATTAGTCAAAAATTAGGGAGTGCGTTTAGTGCAGTATCTAATAAGGCTAACAATTTTGTGACTCAGGTTGGTAATTCTCTCGGTGGAAAACTAATTGGTAAGATTAGTTCTTTGTCCAGCAAGATTACCAGTGGGTTAGGAAATGCATTCCAACAGGCAGGGAGTAAAGCGACTAATGCTTTAATGGGCATTGTAAATCACACAAATCAGGCTGCATCTGCCACAAGTAATCTTATCAAGACAGCTCTTGGTATTTCGGCAGCATACGCAGGATTCAACTTTATCAAGAACGCAATTGGTGGTGCGGTTACTAAGTCAGCTGACTTTGAAGCTCGCATGAGTAGCATTAAGGCTGTTACTGGTTCTAGCGCTGACGTGATGAAACAATTCCACGATGCGGCGATTAAAGCGGGTGCTGATACAGCGTTTTCTGCTACTGAAGCAGCAGATGCCATTGAAGAACTATCAAAAGCTGGGGTATCTACCAAGGATATCTTAAACGGTGGTCTAACAGGTGCTTTGAACTTAGCCACAGCTGGAGAACTTGATCTGAAAGAAGCTGCAGAAATTGCTTCAACTGCTTTGAATGCCTTCAAACGAGACAATCTGAGCGTAGTGGATGCTGCAAACCAATTAGCGGGTGCTGCTAATGCTTCTGCAACAGATGTCCACGAATTAAAATACGGGCTTTCCATGGTTGCGCCAGTCGCTAGCGGTCTTGGTCTATCATTTAAAGATACTACGAACGCCCTTGCAGTATTTGCTCAAAACGGTCTTAAAGGTTCTGACGCGGGTACATCACTCAAGACTATGCTGATGAACTTGCAACCTCAGACTAAGGGTCAATATAATGCGATGAAACAATTAGGTATCATCACAGAAGATGGTGCTAATAGGTTCTTTACTGCTGAAGGTAAAATCCGCTCGTTTGCAGAAATTTCCCAAGTGTTGAAAGAAAGCCTTAGCGGGTTAACACAACAACAGCAACAACAAGCATTGAAGACGTTGTTCGGTACTGATGCGGTTCGTGCTGCAACTATCGCGATGAACGAAGGGGCAGACGGAGCAAATAAAATGCAGGCAGAAATCAGCAAGGTTACTGCAGCAGAAGTAGCAGCGGAAAAGTTGAATAACTTAAAAGGTGCTATTGAAGGTTTGAGTGGATCATTCGAAACGCTACAAATCAAACTTGGCGAATCTGTCTTGCCACTATTTACTACAATTGTAAAATATGTGGATAAGTTAGTGGATAAGTTTAGTCAGTCTCAAGCGGTTCAAAAATTTACTGATGCCATGGCTACTATCAACCCTGTCTTAGACCATTTTCTTAATGGGACCAAGCTAGCAGATGGTACTATGGAAAAATTCAAAAGCACGATGTCATCTGCTGCGCCTATTCTTAGTTTGATAGGTGGCCTCCTTGTATTTAGTCCTGCAACTAAAGGTTTGACGCTGTTAACAGGTCTTTTAGGCGGGCTTGGTGGCAAAATAAGTAGTTTCGGTGGTGTCATAGGCGGTGTGTTCAATAATGCCGCAGGATATATTGGAGCGTTTTCTGCAAAAATAGGTGGCATTCCTGGCGTTTTAGGAGGCGCTGCGTCTAAAGGTGTTAGCGTACTTGGCATGATGTCACAAAGCATCGCGTCAGTCACGAGCGTAGCTTTAGCAGCTATCGGCCCTGCTGCAATCCTTGGTCTTGTAGTAGCTGGTTTGGGCATCATCAACAATCAGTTTGGCACTCAAATAGACCAATTACTAAACACAGTAACGACAAAAGGTCCTCAAATCATCCAAAACCTTGTATTAGGCATAACCACTCAAATCCCTGCTTTGATTGCTTCGGGCGCGGATTTGATAGCAAAATTCGCTAATGCATTTGCGACTATGTTTCCAGTCTTAGTTCAAGCTGGTGTTGATTTGATTGGTAGTTTAGTTCAAGGTGTAGGTCAAAACGCTACATCTCTAATTAGTTCGGCGATAACCGTTATCGGAACTTTTGTACAATCTATCGCTAGCGCCCTACCACAACTTCTTGGTATGGGTGTGGAATTGCTTGCAAATCTTGTGCAAGGTGTCCTGAATAACCTTCCACAGATTTTGCAATCAGCTCAACAGGCAGTCACTACATTCTTGACAGGCATTGGTCAGCAAATGCCACAGATTATTCAAAACGGTATTCAGATTTTACAAAACCTTGTAAACGGTGTTATCCAATCGCTACCAACGATTCTAAATATTGCTGTTCAAGTTATTACATCCTTTATCCAGGGTATAGTGTCTAACTTACCTGCGATTATCCAGGGCGGTATACAACTAATCATGTCTTTAGTGACTGGATTAATAAACGCTTTACCACAAATCGCTCAATCAGGAGCTCAAATCATCGGAGAGTTGATAAAAGGTTTAGCAACTGCTGTTCCTCAATTAATCATGGGTGGTGTAGAGCTGATAGCTAAATTAGTCTTTGGATTAATCACTGGTATACCTAAGATTGTCGAAGCAGGAGGAAAAATCATTGGTGAGCTCGGCAAGGCAATGCTTGGAGCAATTCCTGAAGCTATTGGTAATGTTGCTAAATCAATAGGTGATTTCTTCGGAGGCATGTGGGATTGGATCACTGGTAAAACAGATGAAGGCGCAGAAAAAGTTGAATCTAAAACATCAGAAATGGCTGATTCTGTATCGTCTAAAACATCAGAGATGTCCACAAATGCACAAAACAATGTTTCTGCTCTCAAAGAAGGCGTGCAATCAAGTATAAGTATGTTAAGCTTGAATGCTACAAATTCAAGCGCGACTATGATGACTAACGTAAATAATAATATGTTAGGCATGCAAACCAATGCTACAATGCAAGCTCAGATGATGCAAGCAAACGTTGGAACATCTATGGATTTGATGGGCGTTGATACTCTTAATAAAGCTACGAACATGCAGACTAATGTTGATGCAACCATGCA